AAACTGACGTAATCCATCAGCACTTGTCATATCAAACTGTGACGCTAATTCACGAACCTTTGTAGCTTTATTAAGTTCCGCATCACCGCCTAATAACTGCTGACCTGCACGCCCAAGTTGTTTAGCACCCATGTAAACACCAGCAGTAGCTCTATCGAGAGGACTAAGCTGTGCTAACTTATATCCTTCAGCAAAATCTTGCATTCTACGACTTTGCTCCATCTGCATTGGGTCGATTCCAAATAAACTATTTACTATATCAGCCATCTTAATCTCTCCAAGTTAAACTGCCTTCGCTGCCGCCTCTTGCTAGTGCGGCTTGGCTGCCCGGACCGGTATATCCGCCACCTCCAAAAAGTCCTCCAAACGAACCACCCATGTAAGACTGACCAAGCCCTTGTAAAGCTGTTCCAAAAGGACTCCAAGAATTAGCAGCTTGCTGTGTTTGCGAAGCACGAATACCACTTTCTAACAAGGATTGACCAGCTCTTGCTCCTGCTTGAGCGTTTCTTCCACCAACATCTAATCCAAGTTGTAAAGGTTGTTGTCCTAATTCTTCGATAGAACCAGCTAAGCCAAGTTGTGTTTGTAAAGGTCCATAACCAGCAGTTGTTAATTTTGGTATGTTGCTTAATAAACCACCTCCAGCACTATACAAATCTGCACCAAAACGAATGCGATCCATAGCGGCTTGCTCTGCTTCTGCAGCCAGCATTTTATCTTGCTGAAATATAGAATTATAATATGCTTGTAATGCAGGATTAGACGGAGCAGTGCCTGTCCCTGTTTGCACACCAAGACCACCACGACCGGTAGCAAAGTTCCTTGCTTGTAATCTACCGAATTCAGCAGCACGACTAGGTGCTAATAATCCTTGCCTATCTGATATATATTTAGCTGCAACCTCTTGTGGATTTTCACCTAAATAGCTACCGCCTAAATTAAATAGACTTGATCCAGCACCGTATAAAGGCTGTGCATATTGACCTAATAATTCAGGCTGATTTGCAGTTGCTTGAGATATTAATCTATTTCTAATGCCTTGTAACTCAGGTGTTAGTGTATACGAAGCCGATTCTACGCCGTAAGGACCTTGAGTAAACTGAGAAGAACCAAAACCAGTTGTAATTCCTACTGGTCTGAATTGTTGGTATTGTGCAGCCCGTTCTCCGGCTTCTCGTTGCTGATTAGCTGCATCTCTTGCGGCAGATGCTGCTTTATTACCTTGTATAATTGAACCGCCGATAACTGCTGCGGCTGCGGCTGCTCCCCAGGGCATATTATTCTCCTTCTTTCATAATTAGTACTTCATCAATCTTATCTGCGTCAGTTTCCTCAGTCGCATGAATACAAAACCATACAGCATCCTCTAAAGCAGTAATAGAATGATGCGTATTCTTTTCAATCGTAATACAAACAGGTGCTTCGTAATATTTTTCTTTGTTATCTGTTTTAATAACGACAGCACCAGATGCTAAAATACTTAAATGATCATAAGCATGAGCATGACTTAATGCAAAATATCCTTTAGGCAACATCATTTGTTTAGCGTAAACACCGCTAGAGAAATGATGCTGTGTTCCTAAATCAACTTCAAATATTCCTTGCAATTGCTTAAATTGTTCAGATACGGTGTGCATTCTTGTCCTTATACTTTTCAGTTCTAATACATACAATCATTGCAATTCTATCGCTATTACTTTTGTTTTCTACCCAATGTGGATTAGAATTATCAAACCACCACGCTTGTCCATATTTAGGGTCTATAATACCATCGTCAAAACAAAATACAGAACCTTTTTCATTTAGTATTGGCACATAGAACTTATCATAATATTGAGCGTGCCATCCTGCGTCTGTATGTCTTGTTATAGTTCCTTTAGCTGGTAACTTTGTAATTAAAATACCACCTAAGCGTTCACCTTCGACAGCGTACATTAAATTAAAACATACCTTCTTTACTGCTGGTATTTGTTCTATCACAGGATACCAAATAGAATCATGTTCTGATTCAAAACCTTTTAAATCGCCCTTTTCTTCAAAAGGTTTAATATCATTATATCTAGCCCAAATATCAGTCATTTGAGCGTGTGGAGAATTAGGAAATGTTCTCCGATGATGATATTTATCAAACTCATCGTAATTATCGATAAGTTGTTTTTGTAATTCGGTGACATCTAGCGTATCGCACGCTAATTCATGACTCTTCGGCATTTTAAATATAAAACTTATAATCCGGTCTAATAATGACAGGAATCTTTATCATTAGTTACCAAAGAAATACACATAGAACGGACCATCCTCTGCAGCTCCACTATCTGTGCGAGAACGCTGCATTTGTAAAGATCCTGCTGCTTTAGATACTGTATTTTGTATTACAGCTACAATTCCCGGAGTAGTAGCAGAACTGTTTGCTTGTCCTGTACTTAATACCATATAGTTTGCATTAGAGAAAGCATTAGTAAAAGTAATCGTATAAAGACCTGTTCCGGGACTGGTGACTGAAGCTATATTATTACTGGCTGTAAGTCCTCCATCATAATACAACCAAGCAATTTTAGTAAATGAAGGAGTAAAAGAAGTCCAAGTAGTTCCGTTTGATTGTAGAATATTTCCACTTGTTCCGGGAGCAACCATGTTCCCATTTAGTGCAGAAGTTCCATTTCCTAAAACAACACTATTAGCTGTAAAAGTACTAGCACCAGTACCACCATCGGCTACTGTAATATCAGTCGCTAAACTACTAACACTTCCACCAGTAATCGTAGCACCTGAAATGGTAGGACTGGTTAGTGTTTTATTTGTTAGAGTAGCAGTAGCTGTTCTTTCGGCTGTAATTTCACCGTTTACAAAAGCAGTAGTAGCTACTTGTGTTGTATTAGTACCTGCAGTAGCAGTAGGGGCTGTAGGAGTTCCTGTTAAAGCAGGACTGTTAATATCAGCCTTAGAAGAAATAGCTGAGGCAATCGCAGTAAACTCAGTATCAATCTCTGTACCCTTAACAATCTTACCAGAGTTGCCTGTAGGTAGAGTATCTTTTGCTGTAAAATTAGTTGCTTTTGTGTAATTTGCCATATTATGTCCTTAGACTAAAGTCTTTCCTTGCTTAATTGCTACGTCTATTTTTTGAATTGAAACTGGGTTTCCGTTAATATCTGCTTCTAATCCTAATTGCATTACAGTTCCTTGACCGCCAGCATTAACATTAAAACGATCTAAAACAATACCTGAAGTATATTCAGCAATATTATATTCTGTTGAACCAGCAATAGTATCTATAGTAGAGTTATTATATTCATACACCGTAGCAGCGTCTAGAAAATATGTAGTAGCTTGATAGCCTTCGCTATAATCAAATCCCCATTTAATAGCTACGGACTGATTAGTACCGCCAATTAATATCCAACCAATCTTCTTTAATATTTTAAGATTTGTAGCAGCATCAAAGTCAAAGTAGTTAGTATAATATGCAAGACGATAACTAGATGTATTATCAGCATAACCAAAGTACTTACCAATATAGCCCGGTTTTCCTAGGTATAAATCTCTATTCTGTGTTACAAAGAATGACTTAGGTTCTATGCTGTCCCAAATTGTAACTCTCATTGAACCATCTTGTAGTGGGGCACGAGTATCAAAGCAATATACAAACTTAGTCGTAGGAAGTGTTAATAAATATATAGCATCTCTTTCGTAGTAGATGCTTTTAATCTTAGTTAAATCTGTCTCAGATGCTACAGCAGTCATCAGTTCATCACGGACATTCTTAGAGATGTCACGCATTGGCATGGACTTCTCTTGAATTACTCGCTGTAGACTACGAACTCCTGAGTCAGATAAGAACAACACATCTGTTGCAATATTCTGTACTGAATCTCTAGCAATACATCCTACGTTATAGATAATCTCAACAAGAGTTAATGCTCCTGTGTCTAACGGATTAGCATAGATTGCTATGTTTTTACGACCAAAGAAGATAATAAATCCATTATGTGCTGCAGCAGCGACTACAGGATCTCCATTAGGAAGAACTTCTTGTAGGTTAATATACCCAGCAGATCCATTCTGAAAGTCTGTACCAGCTAATAAGTCACTGAAATAAACAGTCTGCGTATCGCCTGTGATTCCACCGCACCAGATTCTTCCGTACGCAGATAAGACCCAGCTAGGCATGAATGTCGATGTGCTATGATTTGCTGGAAGTTTAGCATCATCACCAACACGCTGAAAGCCAAAAGTCCCACTATTGTGAGCATCAAAAGCACCACCAGATGTAGGCAATTCGTGATACACTAGCATTGGGTGTGCATCTTGTGCTAAATACACATGAGGCTGGAAGTCGCTAACGTCTCCGTAAGACATAGCAGCACCTTGCCAGTTATTACCTGTAATGGTATAAGTAGCGTCGCCACTGTTAGTAGCATTACGAACTGTTTTAGTAGTCATCGTAGTAGTCCCTACGAATAATCTATTATTACCAGCACTTAACACTTGATTACTACCGCCATCTACTACTTCAAATATAAACTCTACTGCATTACCTGATCCTAAGTCAGTATTAACCGAGGAGTTGACAGGAGTCCATCCACGTCTTGCTCCGATACGACCATACTTATCGATCACACAGTTCTGTGCTTTTAATGCAAATCCAGAAGACAAAGTAATACTAGACTCTTGTAAATTGAGTCCATAGAATCCCGGCGCTGCTATAGACGCTGTCTGTAGTTGACTAGCCATTTAGACCCAGTTCCATTGAGATTCTTCAACATAGCGATTCGATTCTAATGAAATCGCATCGGATAAACTTTGGCGATAGAGTAAATAAGTCTCACCAGACTGTACTCCGCCATCTTCACCACGCTCTGCTTGTGCCCTAGCCAACGCACCTAAGATGACTGGTTCATGGGGTACCAATAAGATATCAGCGTTTACTGCTAACGGTTCTTGTGGTTTAATAATGTTAAAACGAATATTATATGATCCGTTAGGGATTGGGAATAAATCAACCTGTGTATCGCCGTTAGCATTAGTACCGTTAAAGTTGTAATACTTTGGACTACCCTTTTGTGCAGTTGTCAATAAAAACTGCTGATCCATCCACACAG